ATCTTAAATAACCAGCAGCTGGGCTACCATCTCTTTGAGCTGTAGTGCCTGATGGTATATAAGCTGAACCAGTATTGCTAGATTTTTGAACTAGAGTAGTGCCAGGATTAACAGCTATACCTAAAGTTTCGTTACCACCATCATTGTTTTCTGTAAGAGTAATGTTAGTAGAAGCTACTAACTTACCATTTAAAAATCCAGCAGTTGTATCATTTGCTGATACAGAAGTCTTAACATCAGTATCTGCTGTTATATTATTCCATGATGATCCATCATAAAACTTTAAATTATTATCTGTAGAGTTATAAAACAAATCACCCTCATCTAATGAAGAAGTGGGATCAGATGAACCTATTCTATAGATACTCGCAAATGAATTAACATCTGAAATGTTATTTGATACTGTATTAACATTGCTAATTGAACCAGCAACTGTATTAATGTTAGATGCGTTACCAGCAACACTATTAATATTTGTAGCATTACCAGCTACTGAATTTACATTTGATATGTTTGATGCAACTGTTCCAATATCGGTAGCATCACCAGCAACTGTAGTAACATTTGAACTTATTCCAGCGACTGTCGTAACATTCCCTGAGATACCAGCAACTGTTGTTACATTTGAATTGTTAGCACTTACTGTGGTAATTGCATTAGTGGCTATTGTGCCATCTTGAATGTCAGCAAGTAGTGCAATATCAGCAGTAATAGCTGATAAGGTTGATACATCAGCTATATTTGGCCCAGCCTCTGGGTTTCCTGATGTTGCATTAAATGCTAATACTCTACCTTTTCTATTATCTTTAGATGGGATCTCCATGTTGCCATCTGCATCAGACTGTGATTGTCTTAACGCTCGATCAAATTTTTCATCTAACTGTTGCACCATGATTACATTTGAATCAAGTTGCTCATTAATACTAGATGCTAATAAATCACCACCGGTAGTAAAATCTGTTGTTCTTGCTAAACTTCTGCCACCCACAATTGTCAACAGATCTGTTGCCACTAAAGCTGTACCATTACCTGATCCTGTTAATGTAATTGTTCCTGTGCCATTTGAAGCAGTAGAAATTGTATATTCACTTGTAAGATTTAGCTGTGTATCGTTTTTAAAAACAACAATATCTGAATCTGCTAGTATGTTAAATGTAAAAGCAAATGGGCCTAGCCCTGTATTACCAGTAAACTGTACTCGTCTTACAACTGCATTGATTGCTACATCAGCCATTTATTTTTCCCCTTATCGCCTTATAATACATAAATTAAATAAAAATGTTGCATATTTTTTTTAAAATTGTGGCTCTGTTTTACCAGGCCTCCACCAATATTTTTGATTTTGCTCTCTTTTTAGTTTTTTTTCATGCTGTCTAAATTTTTTCTTTGCTTTATCATCAGCCCACATTTCAGCTTGATTTACTATTAATCTTTCAAATGCAAGTCTTGAATACCATATTGAAGATGCTGGATTGTATTTTGAGGCAAAATCAATTAAATCAGAAGCTATTTTTGGATCATCACCTTTCATAACTTCCTGAATGTTTTTTTGTGTTAAGTTAATTATATCAACACCAAGCCCAACAACCGGCCCAGCGATTGATTGTGCTATTGGATTTCTTCCATAAACAGTATGGTCAACAAATAAATAATCACCAAAAATTCCAAAACCACCACCTTGAAATGTTGCGGCCATCCAAAACTCTGGACTATTCATTTCTCTAGGCTCTCTGCCTTTTGATATTTCTTTCATCTGTAAAGCAAACGCACCCATTAATGTGGTAGATATTATAAAATCAGCCATGTATGCAGCTCTACCTTTTGATTCAGGCGCATACATTCCTCTCGATAAATGAGTATACAATAAAGTAGTGCCAAAACCTTTATACATTCCAAAACTTCTTGCAAGTTCCCCACTTAAAGTACCTGGAGTGGTTTTTGCTTTTAGAAGATATTGACCTCTTACACTAGATGACGGAACAGCAAAATTTGTTTCAGTATTAATCATTTCCAAATATCTTGTGGCTAGATCTCTTCTTACACCTTTATTTAAATTTATGTTGTTTTCAATATCTACAGCTCGTAAAATCTTAACGCCATCTACATCCTCTAATTTAGATTTTCTAATAAGATCCCATTTGTAATCAGTAAAGCCATATCTTATTAAAGCGTCTTTTAAAGGTTTTTGTAAATCATTAAATTTTACATTTGCGTTTCTTCCTAAAGTTGTCATAAAATCCATGCCAAAAGAAAATCTTCCGGCTTGAGTAAATGGCGATAACAAAGATGCTCGTAGTGTAAAATCAGCAACTCTTCGACTTAAGTTAGATCCATTTATTTCACCATTAAATCTCATTAAAGCAGATGATGTTGACAGAAATCCTTCAGCATTTAGTCCAGCAGCTAATGCAATTTGATTTCTTTCTTTTGCCCCTAAAGGCATTATATAATCAAAATATCTTTTTATAGTTGAAGTTTGAGGTAAACCATTAAATTGTCTTGTAATTCTTTGAAAATTAACATCAGTAACAGCAGTAACAAATGCTCCACCTAATTGAAAGCCTGTTAAATACTGTCTTGACGCTGCTAAATTTTTACCCAATGATGTAACTGCTATATTATATGATCCAAGAATATGCCCGTAAAAGCCCTCTAATCTTCCTTCTGTTTCTAAAGATTTTGTAATAGCATCTGGCACATCTGTTTTACCTTCTAACGCTTGTTTTTTTAAATACTGTTGCAACTTTATTATTGTTGATTTTGGGTTTGGGCCAAGCACTTCCATTAACCCAATATCTCTTGACATGCTTTGTATATGACCTGTCATTATATCAAATGGATCTGATTTTCCAAATCGTTGATTATATTCAAGCCACTTCTCTGGACTTTTAAAAATTAAAAATCTATGGTCTGTTCTTCTATTAGCAACTGATTTTCCAAATGCTGCACCACTTGGTTCAAGCTTATTCATTCCCTCTGTAGATATAGTTTCGTATACGTTTTCTAATTCTTTTCTTAAAGATTCTTTTGTAAATGGTTGATTAGTTCTTTCATCAATCATTTTATTTTCATCTAACTTATCAATAGTGTACTTAACCCATTCGTGACTTTTTACTTTTCTCACCTCTAAGGAATCATGTTGTTGAGGCATCCCCCAACCTTTATTTTTTTGTATAGCTCCACCAGCAGCATTAAATCTTTCTCTTAAATATTCGGAAGCCTCTTTCCAGCCTTGAGCTAATTCTTTTGCATTTTGGTTATTTGTTTTGCGACCAAATACTTCATGCACCATATCATTTAATGTAGCTTTGTTTCTTGTATTGCCAATTAAATTTTTTTGAAACGTTATTAAAACTTGATTAAGTCTTGCAGTAGCCAAACCTCTTATTGCATCTATTTTTTGATCAACATTTGAATATTTGGCAAACCTATCTTCTACCAATAATGCTTCTGCTGCTTTAAAAATATTATTGCCATCTGGACTTCTATAATTTTTTAATTTTTGTTCTATAGATCTCCACGCATTTATTTGCAATAATTTTTGTCTACGCTTTAACATAGCCTCATAAGCAGCACTATCAAATACTTCTTTTGCCGCCAAAGCGGCAGCTTGAGATTCGCTCATTATTTTTTCATATTGTTTGCGTTTTTCACCAAACAAATCAGTAAGCTTCTTAAGCTGATCTTCTGTTACTTTATTTTCTTTTCTAGCGTTTTTAAGACAATCATCAAACATATTTATTTACCTTTAGGATAAGCACAAGGTCTTAATCTATCTAACATTTCTTGCTCTTGATCTAACTCTTTTTTTACCTCACCAATTGTTGTTAATGTTTCAACTCCTTCATCATTAAATTCAGGTATTGGCTTGTTTGTAACGTCAGGCGCATCATTGCCAAAAAGATCTTCATATAATTGATCTGATTGTCTAGCATATGCTGCGCTTGTTGGATCGTTAAAATTATCTAAGACATCTGTTGTATCTGTAACCTCGCTAATTTCCTCTGCACTAGAGATAGTGCGCCCTGATTCGCTAGGTAAATCCCCATAGATATCGCCCTCGCTTGCTCTTGCTCTGATAGCTTCGACAAATCCTTTTGTAGCCTCTGTAAAGTTGTTTGTGTCTTTGGCTGTTTGCGCTGCTTTACTAAGCGCTTCTGAGATTTGACCTTCGTAGTTTGCAAGTTTTTGAATAAGTTCGATTGCTCTCTCATCTTCTGTTGCTCTCCTTTGGTTAGCTGCTTTTGCAATTTGATTCCCTTCTGATTCTATTTTAGATACATTATCAACTAATGATTTAAAAACAGTTTTATCTCTTTGTAAAGTTTTAACAGCCAAATCAATAATTTTAGCTCTTTCTTTATACAATGTTTCAGCAAACATTTGCTCCCCAAACAAATCTACTTGCTGTCTAAGCTCAACTCCAGATTTGCCTTGCGCTAATATTTGTCGCACTATTGCTTCTGCTTGTGTTGCATTTTCAGGGGCAGCTTCTTTTATTGTTTTAATTATTGCTTGTTGCGTTAAATCATCATCTGTTAATCTACCTATAATAGATCCATAATTAGTAGGAATAACTCCATTCATAACTGCTTGCAAATTTGCATCTGATAGTTTTGATAAACCATTTGCTTGCCTAACTAATTCAGATCTTAAGTTTAAACCCTTAATTGCATCAGGATCTTCTTTTAATATTCTTGCTGCTGACAACTTTCTATCAGTTGATGATTGCTCTGTAATGTTTTTTATTGCAGCTTTTACTCTTATTTCGCCCGGAGTATATCCATCTTTTTCTCTAAACACAGCAGCTATTAATTCTATTTTCTGGCCTGGATCTTTTGCTTGTATTCTTTTAGCAAGCGCAAATCTTTGATGGCCATCTGCAACAACTTTTTTGCCATTAGCATATTCGTATACTATTATTTGATTAGATAACTCTGGCTTCCATGTTTCAACATTCCTTAAATCTGCTGACACACCAAATTCATCAACATCATCTTCTATTTTATATTGAAATGTTTTTGGCTCTACTTCTAATTCTTTAGGGTTAAATTTAGAAACAGATGTTCCAAGATTTTCATTTTGATATATATCTTTACTTTTTTTCTTAGACGCCGGACTAGTAGATATATTAGGAATGTCGCCATTAGCTACAGCATTATACGCTTTATTAAGTCTTGATTCATGTTCAACAACATCTTCTAAAGGATTGTCTTTTAATATTTCGTCTGAATTATCAAAACTATTTTTAAGAGCATAATCATCATCTTTTAATTCTTTATTTTTGTTTTTAATTTTGTCAGTAATTTTTTTATCATAAAAAAGATCAAGGCCTTTTTTTATTTGTGCAGTTGTTAAATTAGCAAATACTTCTACTCCTTTTAAACCAGCTGGCAACAACGCTCCACCAACGCCGGCAGTTACAATAGACTGCAAAAGACCTGGATAAGATTCTTCTAAACCTGTTTCTTCGTACCATTTCTTAACACCTGGCTGCAATATGGCCTCAGCTCCCATAGCTACCATAGCCTCTGTAAGCATAATTGTTTTTAAAGTATTTGCATAAAACCCTACTGGCAATAACATAGATTGCTGTATTACTGGATCTTTTAAAGTAGCAGTTACATCACCCAAAAAAGATCCTGTGCCAGCTAAAAATCCTGATGATCTTTGTTGAGCATCTTTAAATTGCTCATGGTTTAATACAGCTTGTTCTTTTGCTAAACCTTCTATTGAATCTAATGTAATATCTTGATAATCCGGATATAATGTTTTGTTATTCCGTATATGATCTATTATTTTTTGCGCATCTGTTTTATATTGTTGCTGATAATCTGTAGTAATATATTCATAAGCAAAACTTGCAGCATTTACCAGTCCACCAAAATTAGAATGAGCAAATGGTTTGTCAAAATATGCTTTACCCATCTCTAAAAATGGACTTAAATTTGTTATTAGATTATTTGCTGGATTTGCAAACGTTACATTTTGTTTGCTTTGTATTTCATCTATTAATGGTTTCCATTGCTCATTTAATAAATTTGCTTTTGATGAACTTAGCCCTAAACTCTCAAAGTTTTTTTTAGCAGCTTTAAAGTTTTCCGCAAAACCATAACCTCCATACAATAATGGCTTTGTTGTTTTTTCTTCAAAATTATATATTGATTCATCTGCTTTTTTTGTAAATAAAGGCATAATTTTTACATTATATTAGGTGGCACGCTTGATGGCAATTTTTCCGGTAATGTGCGCTCTATTGTTTCATCATATTGAATAGTAAATTCTTCAAAGTCATCCGGCCTAAATTTAATATATTTACCATTACGATCTGAGTAAAAATGTTTTTGGTCATCTACTAATTCATATATATAATAAGTATTACCTTCATCTGCGGATTCAATTTTTATATTGTCACTTGCTCTAATTCTTTTTGCAAAATCATTATTAAAATTAGAATTACCCATGTCTTCTAAATTTTTTGTTGTTAAAATATCAAGCATTGCTGCTAATTTATTTTCTGAATATTCTCCAGTATATGTAATCTTACCTCTAACTTCGCCAATTCTATTTCCTGTTATTTGTTGTAAGATGTCTTTGTATTTTTCATCATCAAACTCTTCATCCGACACATATCTTCGTTTGTATATAAACTTTGCTATTCTTCTGTATTGATTTATTTGAGCTGCATTTTGACCAGGAAATGCTGCTACAAAAACATTATCAAATATTGGATTTGCATCCTCAGAACTCCAAGCTCTTTTGCCAAATTCTGGATCTTTTTCCGCTTCCTCCATGCCAAGAAAAGCATCTCGCAGCAATTCTTTGCTTGTGCCATCCCCAATTGTTAAAGCCATTGCAGCTATTGATGCTAACTCAGGATTTTCTTCAGCTATTTGCTCAATTGCCACATCTGCATATTCTCCTGCATTTTTTACTATTGCTGTAACTAATGTAATTTTATCTTGAACATTATTGCGACTATAGGCCTCACTAATAGCTCTTTGCTCGGCTATTGTAAACACTTTAGGTTTATAACCAAAATATTCATTTTTTAAATTAGATATTTCATCTAATCTTTCTTTTGGAATAAAATTAATAGGATCATCAAAATTTAATGGCGTAAGGGGAAACCCTGATGCAAGAGCATAATCTAAAGGATTTTTTTGCAATTTTGTATCTACAGCATTTCTTCTTTTTTCTAAAAAATTTACTACTTTAACTTCAATATCCGTATCCAGCCTGCCATCATCACCTCTTCCAGGTATGCCTTGCCGGCTTATAACTAACAGTTTATCATTTATTTCATCTGTAGTTGCTCCTTTAGTTTGATTAGTTATATTGTTAAACAAAACCACATCTTCATACATGCCAATTATTGGAGTTAAATCAATAGGCAAACCATCTGCGTTTTCAATTAATATATTAACTTGACTTGCAAGAGCTTGTATTCCAGATTCGCTAAAAGATCCATCATTTTTAAGAATATCAATACTATCGTTTAAAGTTTTTTTAACATCAGTTATTTTTGAGTTTATAACTTTTATTTGATGTTCATTTTTTTTTAATAATGAAGCCTTAAGATCGTCAATTTGGTTACTTGTAAAAGCTTCAAGAACAGTAGGATCTTTATCTAAATTTTCTACAAATTTTACTTTCCCACTATATGAGTTAATCCCTTTATATTGTGCATTTATTCTTCCAATTAAAGCTTCTTCATATATTTTTATTTTTGCTGATTCAATATCTTCCGCAGAATAATTCATAGCTGCGTAAGCGTCTGTTATATCTTTTACCTTTAAATCAATAAGTTGTTGATCGTAAGTAAACGGATCATTCGCAATGTTTCTAACGTCAGCATACAACCCACTAACATATTCAAGAGTTTCTACTTTTTTTTGCTCAAAAATTTTACTTTGCGTGTGTTTGCTAAAATCAGTTTTATATTGAGATAAAGATGCTGCAATTTCTGTTCTTGCTTGTAAATATAATTCAGGATCTATATATTTACCATACTCAGATAAATATGCTGCTGACAAGCTATCAATACTATTATTAAATTCTTGTTGTGACAAGTTGTTTGCCACAGCGTCTTGATATAAAAACTTTGCATTTTTTGTTGTATGCGCTTTTGCATCGATGACTAAAAGCCGGCCACCTATTGTTTGCTGATATTTTTCAACTAAGTTTTCAGGCGGACCCTCACCTTTCATTTCTAAAACTTCTTTAAAACCTCTTTCTTTTATTAGCTCTGAAACTTGATATCTAGTATTTTCTTGCAATTGCTCAACTTGCTGTTTTTCTCTTTTAGCTTTTTGATCCATGCCACGACTATATAAAAAGTTAGACATACGATCTAAACTTGAAGCTATCTGTTGAAAACCTCTAGCCTCTTCTGATAAAGCAGCTTGCTGTGTCTTTCTTATTGTTGGGGCTTCTACTGCTCCACCTTGATATCTTACAAGTTTTGCCATATCCTAACTCATTCCAGTTGTATTGGTATTACCATATCCTAAGTCTTGTTGTTTAACATAGCCTTGACCTAAAGTAGCAAATGCAGATAAGTAAGCAGTTTGTTTCGCTCTTTTCCCAGCTCTTCTATAATTATCTGCTTGGTAATCACCCATAGATTGTGATACAAGAGAGCTATCAATAGCAGTAATAAAATCTTTTCTACCTTCTTTTGCAGCATAATTTTGCAAGTTTAACGCTGATCCACTCAAAGCATTAACTCCACCAGCAGCAGCTCTAGCCACAGTTGCGGCCATAACTTCTTGCATTTTTACTAATTGTTGAACTGCTTGTTTTTTAAATTTTAAAGATTCAGATTTTGCGGCTATTTCCTCATCTTGAGCTTTAGCTTGATAATACATATTTTCTGATTGTCCAGCTCTTACTTGAGCAAAAGCTGATACTGCTGCGAACGCAATTTGTGCCATATTAATTCCCCACGCTTAATCTATATTCTAAACCTAATAATGTCATTTTTAAAGGTGCGCTCTGCGATACTGTAATCTGACCTGTAGAACTAAACCCTAAAAAACCATGCGCTGTTTTTGTTCCTGTAAATTCTTGCACAGGAATATCCAAAACGCTTTCCCCAAAATTTCTAAATGCTATTTCTTTACTATTAATAGTCATGTTTTGTGTTTCAAACACCAAAGCATCTATTTGTATAATTCTTTTTTTAATACCTTGCACAGATCCACCAGCAAGATTTGGCTCTGCCGGCATTGTTTTAACTGTAACATCATAACTTAATCCTACCTCGAATGATGATGTTGCAGCTGAATCAAATACGACTGTATATGGTGATACGCTAGGAACTAATTTATCAGCCTCCACTACGCCATCTCTTATAACCTTCACACCTTTGTTTGCTAAATGCTCCATAGCTACATTAGCGCCTGTTGTACCAGTTGTGGCGCTATCAGTTGTAAGTGTACCATCAAATCTTTCTAAATAATAATTATTTGCTCCGTTTACATTTCTTCTAACAATAACAAATGTTTTATCTACTTCTACACCCACAGCTTTAAATAATCCATCAGTTGTAAACTTTGATGGGGCTATAACATTTTGACTTGCTAATATTGAGTAAACTGTCATTGAGCCATCATCATCATTTACTATAAACAAACGATCTGTTTCATCAGTTGATGACGCTCTTCTAATTGCTAAGTCACTAGGCCCTTTAAGCAAATGTGAACTAAACACAGACAATGGAGCTGACCCATAACTTGCTGTGGTATCTGAAAACTGAAAACTTATTAACGATTTACCTTGTCGCTGCACAAATATTGTTGCACCATTTAAATCTTCAATAGGCACTCCAGGCTTACTGCCAATTCTACTCTGTGGCTTAATTAAAAAGTTTGATGGCGTAATTGGATCTGACCCTGATTGTTGAACGACAAATTCACCACCAGTTGTAAATATTTGCAAATCAACACCTGACTGTAAAAAATGTATACTATTTAATTGGCTAGTATTTATTGTAGCTTCAACGCTTTCATCATCTAACGCTGTGCCAATATCAAAATTAAAATAGTCAACTACTTTAGACCCCCATATAGTATTAGGCCTCGACTTTGCTCCACCAAAATATAATCTACCTTCGTGAAATGTTGATGACTTTGGCCAACCTCTAGTTGCGCTCCAGGTGTTTTCATACCCTGTTTCTAATTCCCAGTCACTATCATCAATATTATCAGCATTAAATAAAGGAACTTCTGCATAAACTTTTAATTTTGCGTTACTTACTTTATCTACAATTCTTAATCTTCCAAATGGACTAACATTTATATATTGACCAATATAAGTTGATGCACCTGATGTAAAAATATTTAAAGCACCACCACCAGAATTATGCGCTTCAACAGTAAAATTTCCTGTTGATCCTGTTACATCTAAATGATCATGAGATCCAACAGACGACCCAGCTGTCGTTGTGATTGTATAAGCGTGTCTTGGTATATTTGTCAAAGGCAAATCACTTATTGTCCAGCTCGTATCAGAGTTTCTTACTATTCTTTTTGTAACTAAATCTTCATGTGCTAGAATTAAAGTATCAATTGCTTGCGTAAAGTTTAGGTCAGGGATCATTGCGCTCGTAACACCTGTTGATGCTAAATAATCATTTCCTGAACTATTTATATTTGTTTGCAAAACAGAATCTTTAAAAATATACATTCTGTCATTTACAAATACTAAAGTATACGAATCACTCGTTGAATACTCAAATGGAATAATTTTAAAATCAGTAAAAGAAGCGCCAAAGTTGTAAATAAACTTAAGGCCATCCCTACGCCTAACACCACCTTGAGGCTGGACTGTGACATTCGTCGCTTCCTCCAAAGCATTTTTATATTGCTGCAAATCAGTACGAGCTTTTAATAACGGATCTAACTCTCCGGCGCTAAAATTAGTTTGGAATTGAACGATCTTTGTCATTCTATCCTCTTACATCAATTAATGAATAATCCTCTATAACCTGTGGCAATTGGCCTCTACTATCTATATTAACAGATTCTCTAAATAAACCACCACGATTGTTTTCTGATGGCATGCCAAAAGCTATTCCCCTATAATAATCTGCTTTTGTAACTTGATCTGTTATAACCATTGCTAATTCTGCTGCTAACGCTGTTTTTAATAAATGCACAAAATAATTTGGCATTTTACTTTCATCTACACTAAATTGATAATCAATATATATTTCTTCAAAATTAGTAAAGACTTGATCGCCATATATTTCCCAACCATATCTTAATGGTTTTACTCCAACATTGTCACTTTCAAATAATGCTCTTACACCTGAAAGCATATCTCCTGGCAATTGATACGCATAATCCCACTCGTTTATTGGCGCAGTAGATAATCTAGCGAGTTGTAACTTTTTGTAACTCCAGCTCCATGAATATCTTGACAACACACTATCTTTTAAATCAGGATATAATCTATCACACGCTTGAGCAGCATCCGTTCCTTCAGTAAAAGAACTTATTGCAGCAGCGCCCATCATAATCAAAGCGTCTGAGCAAATTGAAATATCGGTATCACCAGCAGCCATAAATCCCCTTTAGATAAACAAAAGGGTAGCTGTGAACTACCCTTGTTGTTGGTTTTAATAACAAAGTTATTTTAGTCTGAGTCAGTTGCTGTAATTGTAAGACCATCAGTCACATCAACAACTCCTGAAGCATTACTTGCAACATAAACCCATGTTAAGGCTTGTGTGCCACCAGTTGATGTTCTACATAAAATAACATCACCAACTGATAATGTATCAGAAAGATCATTAAAATAACCCTCTGTGTTTACAGTAGCAATAGTGTCTGTTGTTGCGTATCCATATAAGGATTGCACATCTCCAGCCTTTGATGCTCCGTAAACAGTAAAGTTTGTTTTATCGAAAGCCATATATATTCTCCTTATTCAGTACAAGAAATTTTAACGATACCTTCGTCATCAATAGCAACTGCTCCAGCACTAAACATAGAGCTTACTAAAAAAGATGTTTTCTCAGGTATATAATTAACCTCTGATTTTTGCGACATAGATTCTGCGTAACCCATAGAATCTTTATGCCAAGCAAAACAACTTCTTGTACTTGGGATTGGAACACCACCTTCATCACGATCACCTATTGTTAAAATAGTGAATCCCATGAATGTGCTTATCTCACCCCTTACAAGGGCTTTGACTGCTGCAAAATCACTTGAAGTAGTTTCAGTTTCACTTAGTAACGCATCTAAGTTGTTAGCGTGCATTAATAAGTATCTACCTTCTGCTGGAACATTTTTTGTATTTAATGCTTTAGCTGCAGCTCTTAGTTTTGCAACATTCATGTTTGAGCTAGCTCCACCAACACTTGTAGCAACAGTTGATGGTGATGATGCAGCATTTAATGCGTCAATACAAATTTGATCCATTCTACGAGCAACAGACTTTGATACAACTTCTACTAGCTCTCTTCTCTCATCAAAGTTGATATGAGATTGATGGAATACATCAGAATATTCAGCAGCAATGTAATCTGTCATTGTTGCAGTAATTTGTGAGTAAGTAACATTTAAAGGTGTTACATCTGTCTGTGGCAATCTGACAGTTGCTGTACCCTTACCTATTTTTGGAAATTTTACTGTATTTCCTTGAACATTTGTGCGTGATCGCATAGTACCTCTTAGAACGCTCTCACCTTGATATGCTTGCTTGACTTCTGTATCAAACAGGTCAACAAAAGCACTTGTAACATTTTGAGCCATGTTAATCTCCTGTAATTAAAAATATAAGTTTCGCAAAGCGTTAGCCATGAAAGTGGGCGCTTACTTGCAGATTATGTATCTACCACCAAGAGTTTCACTCTATAGATGGGCCTAAAAGGTTAGCCATCAATTGTAGTTATATACCTTATTGATAGTATTTTCAAGAGAATTTTTTATTATTGTTGCGATTGAAACCACTTCTTCTCTTGCTGAGATCTCCATACAGGGTCACTTAACCATCTTGGATCTGATACAGCGCTTTCTAAATCATCCTTATTCATACCTTGATTTTCAACAGCTGGCCTCATAGGAATGTTCTCATTTGTAATAGATTGATGATATTTAAGAAAAGCATTTATAGAATCTGCGCTATTTAATGAAGCCGATAAAGCCTCCTTCTCTGAATCATTCATTGGCGCTTTATACAGCAACCTTTCAGCCATTGCTATTTTTTCTTTAGCGTTTTCGCCAAGCTTATTCATTTCAGATTTATAGTCTTGCTCCTGAATATCTTGCTGCTCATTTGAAACAGCAAGGATTTTACTTGCAAGATCTTCAAAAGCAGATTGCGAAATACCATTTTCTTTCGCCCACTCTTTGTAAACAGATAACGATTGATCATCATCAGCCAAGCCTTTCTCTTGTAAGTTGGAAACATCATACTCTTCAGGCGCTTTATGATCGCCATTTTTAAACTTCTTTTCTAATTCTCCATAAGCCTTTGCCATCTTTTCAACATCAGGCCCATCTTCATCCCAAAATTTTTCAGGATAATAATCAGGTCTTGGTATTGCTTCATCATCTGCAAAATCAACAGGATCTTCTGATTTCTTTTCAGAATCTTCATGCAGAGGAACAGGCTCTTCCTTTACATCCTCTGGTGTATCTTCTTTTGCATTTTGTGGATTAATTAACGCTTGCTCTTCTTGAGTTTGTTCTTGCACTTGTTCTTCAGCCATTTTCACTCCTTGCTATTCTTTTCTCAATCATCCTAACAATTTCTGCCATGCCTGTTCTTACATAACCATAGCTAGCATCTTCGCCAGGATTCCATGATGGTTGCTCTATTGTTATACTCCTCAAATGATTTAAAACTTTCTGCCCTTCCTGAGTTTTAAACACTTGCCCATATAATACATCTAAATCATTTAATTTGTTTGGTTTTTTGTCATCTTGGACCAAACCATCCCATCCATTATCAATCATTGAATAGCGCCTTCAACTGCTCCACCATCTGTCGCCTGTGGTGGCTGACCTGGAGCTGCAGCCTGTTGTTGCATCTGCATCATCTGTTGCATCATAGCTTGTTGCTCTTCCGGTGAATTTAATAGGTTTTGATCTACTCCTAATCGTTCTGCAATAAACGACAATATTTTAGGAATATTTAAAGAAGCTTGACCTGTTGCGCCTGTTGCATTTGCAATTTGCATATATTGAATTATATCATTTACTTCTTGTAGCTTCTGAGCTTGAGCTAATGGCGATACCGGAGTGACCTTTACCTCAACTCCATTTACTTTAAGAGGCATATCAATAATGCCTTGCTGATCTAAAACAAATAGCACTCTGCTAACAATAGGGATCATAGTTTCATTAATTAATCTACCAAATGCAGAGCCTAAGTTTGTTGCCAACTCTCTTGTTCTCTCTGCAATTTCAGTTGCAGATCTTGCGCTCATATTATCAGGAGGCAATGTGTCATCCATCAAGATTTTTTTAATATTCATCCTAAGGTCATTCATAACAATTTGTGACACATTAAAATCACCAGCTCTCGGCAATGGCGTTAATGATGGCCCTTGTGGCCCACCATTTCTTGCAACACTAATAATACTGCCAGGCTGTATTTTTACATTTTGTGGATTTAAAACTCCATCATCACTAGCAGTATAAACCCCAGCAATTGTTAGACTTGCGTTTTTTAATACTAACTCTAAAGTTTTATTTAAAGTTTTTACATCACTTATTGCCGTTACAAGTGGACCTCTACCATAAACCTCTCCAGCTACTTTCATGTATCTTGAAACTATAAATGGACTTGACTTCATCTCCCTGTATACAATCTCTGTCTTTTTGGCCGGCCATATCACATGATAATGAAACCTACCTATATCAGGATCATAAATAACGGCGTCAACTAAATCAACTTCTTTACTTGGAGCTTGATCTATAACCTTTTGTAATTCAGCATTTATTTTGGCATCAGGAAACTCTATCATTATTGATTCTGCTTTAAGCCTTAGCTTCCTATAGACATTGTCAATATTCCCATATCCACCTTCTTCAATAGCAACTAAGTATTGAGGAATAGCATTAAATCTTATTGGCGTTGTTTCATCTCCTGGAGTAATCATCATAACACCTGTGCCAACAGCAAGATCCAAAAGAAACTCTCCCATTGCTAAATCAAAATTTGTTTGACGCAATGATTCAAAAACCCTAACTGTGTACTTATCTAATACTTCTTGGGCTTGTAACTTTTGCTCATCAGGAATACCTGATCCTGGCTCTAACCTAGCCCATTGTTTGTATGGTGGAAATAACCCAGCTTGCAGTCTATTCGCAAATCTTTGCGTAGCGTGAATTGCTGTAGAATCAAATACTCTAGCCATCTTGTTTTTGCCAGCAACTTTGCCTTCGTAAAATCCTGAATATAAATTTCTTTGTGGCAAAGCAAACTCGTAACAATCTTCATAAATAGAACGCCACTCATCCTTGCGTGCCTGTGCTTTTGCCTCTCTCTCCATGATACTTGTTACATTTAATTTTGGCATTTACTTTCCTTTTCTGGCTATACCGATTCTCTTGCTTAAATCTTTTGAATACTTTGTTGCTTCAGCTGGACTATCAAAACTAATAAAGTCTTTTCTCCTTATACTTTCACGATAGGCATCATCTTCATCCATCTTTACCAATCTGCCCATTTTCATCCTAATTAAAGGAAACAAAATCTCTTTACCTTTGTATTCTCGTGATGTAGATAATATCTTATGCTCTCCACTTTCATCTTTAAGCACAGGACTATCTGAATCTAATGCTCTTTTAACCCATGACGGATCTTTTAGATTTAATAGTTTTGGCATTATTTTTTCCTTGTTCCTTTATGTTTTTCACAAAATGCTCTAGCTGCTGCTCTATTTCTAAATCCCCATGCACGCAATGCTAATAAATAACGTGTAGGTTTACCATCTTTGTCATACTCTGCTGCTTTCATTTTGCTGAACCTACAAGCAAAAGAAACTTTTCTCCAAAAGGCATCAGAATCTTTTGACGGAGTTTTTTTGACAGGTCTTTTTAAATTTAATCCCTCTGTTTTTTTATAATGATCTCTGCCAGCTTGATTTAATCCACCCTCTTTGTTCTGATGTTTTTTAAGTGTCATTTAATTTTTAAAAAAAAATTGACCCCAAGACACAAGTGTGAGTTCTGGAGGGCGTAATCTCAAGGCCAATCTTTGTTATGTTAAAGTAGATCCACCACCAAGCTTTGTTTTTTGCTCTTGCTCGGCTACCCTTACAGGCGAAGTCAACATTCTTAAGCCACCTGTTCTTCTTGCAGCTTTTCTTGCTTGAATCTTCTTTTCTTCTTCAATCATTTGCTTCTCCACCTTTTCCTCTTCTTTTTTCTGCACCTTTTGAACAGGTTTTGGTGGTGGAGCTGGAGCTGCCGGTTTTGAAAATAGTCCACCCATATTACGATATCCTTGTCATTAAATAATAATCTTCACCTTCAGGCCCAAATTTCTTCATCTTAGATTCAACTTTAAAATGCAGCGATTGAGCAAATTTAAAGGCAGTTTCATTTGAAACTCTAACAGCTATTTGTAATCTTTTCAAGCCAAATTCTTCAATAGAATCACTTAGCAATATCCTTGCCCCCTTTACTAATGATATCGCATTTTGCTCAATACCATGCCCTGTAAGTAGCCACGCTTCAGCAACACCTGTCCACATTGGCCTAACCCCAAAAATACAGATAACCTTTCCTTTTGCTATACCTGTCCAAGTAAGATCCTCAAGAGAATTATTAATTACATAAGCTAGATAATCAGGAATACTCTCTATGTTATCTAATTCATGTTTTCTAAAATCAATTAAATTTAAATGATTAGGCTGAAACGGCACAATCTGTTGTTGCGCTGATGTTTTTATTCTTGCTATTTGTATCATTAGAAAATCTCAAAATCTGTGTTAGCTGTAAAGGTTTCACGTGAAACGTTCCTGTATTTACCTCTACGCAAGCGTGTTTGCTCGCCACCACCTAACATTAGATACCCAAAAGCATCACCAATATGCGAATGTTCATTCTTTACCGGCGTGTCTTTGTATCGCTCTTGACCAGCTCCCATGCTTTGTCTTTTAAAAAAATAGCCTCCAGATAAGCTTTTACGTAAACGTAAACAAGTTTTGTCAACTATAATACCTGGCTTACCACTTACAAGCCTATTCATTGGGGATGCGCCGGCTTCTCTTCTAACTTGAAAGGCGTTAGTATCTGTTGGCTGCGCTTTAAACCCAAGAGATCTTAAATGATCAAAAGCTGTTACCTCATAAATCTCATCTCGTTTGTTACCAGCTGGGTCACCCCAGATTAATATATCATGTTTATTATATCGCTCTGCAATCCTGGCCATCAGCTCTCTACCAAAACGCTCTAATCCCATATCAAAGGTTACAATCTCATCTATAATCTTCCATGCGCCTGTTGTTGTTCTTTGCCCAAAAACAGCTGCTGGAGTTAAACCAAAGTCAACTCCTATTTGAACAGGATAATATGGGTCTAAACTTGTATCACCACTCATGATATCATCATCATATTCAGGCCATACTGGTCTACCTTCTTGAACGAAAGTATATTTACCTTCAGCATAACAACGAATCCAATCTAAGTTTTTACCACCAAGCAACTGCTGATAATATCCGTTAGGTAAGTTTTCTTTGTTTTCTGCTTTTGTATTTTCTTGCCACCATTTGCCACCAGAAAAAATACAGCCATTTGCTTCAGGGCTTTTTGGCAACTTGTTTTTTAAAACCTCAACTACGCCACCTGGCTGTTTATAAAAGTTCCAAGCAAATTGCCCTTTAATGGGAGTTTTCTCTGCCAAGTTATGCCACCAATGATCATTGTCCGGTGGGTTTGTGTCCATCCATATCCCATACCAGCTTGGCCCACCATCAGCTTTACTTGGATATCGGCCTACCCTATGGGTTAGCCCATCAATAACAGCCTTTGGTAATTCTCTAGCCTCATTACACCATGCACCTGTTATCTCTAAAGATAATAATTTACGAACACTTTGTGGCGTATCAAGTGCTAAGAATATAACTTCACAATCTATTCCAGCAGCATCTCCTCTGCTTGGTAACTTTAGATGATGTGTTATTGGTGGCTGCCACCTCATACCACCCCAGACTGCTTCAGGAAATAATTCTTGCCAGGTCTTAATTGTTGTTGTTCTTAATTCAGGATATGTATTTCTTACCACAACAAATCTGGAATATTTAATACCATCTCTAGGTGAAGGCTTTTGTTGTACAGCTCGCAACATAATCTCAGCAGCACACGCATATGACTTGCCAGATCCAACTGGCCCAAGTATTCCACGCACAAAACCCTTGCTTTGTAAAAACTTCCAAACAGTTGGACTTTTACTAAAATTTAAATTAAGAGATGGTGTTTCACTCATTACTATGAACCTCGATTAATTTTTCTAAATAGTGCTTTGCTTTTTCAAGATCAGTCACTTTGCCCTTTGATTTGTAGCGACAAATATATTTTATAATATTCCCTTCACAAAACGGCAAATTATTTTGAATTATAAAATCCCACACTTGTATTTTTAATTTTTTATAATGATCACCATCAATTTGCTTACTGTTGATCTCTACCATAACAAACGCTCCAGCATTTATAACAATAATTTTTATCCCTCATACCAGCATACTTAACTGTTGTTTGATCTATTTTACCATTGCATCTTCTACAATACTGTTTTCCTAAGACATTGTCTAAAAACTCATTTATGTCAGCAGTAGTTGCGCTGTGTAAAAAATCAAGATCATGTCTACTCCTTCGACCCATATATTTCCCTCATTTCATCATAATCTAAATTATCATCAGATCCAGGCTCACGCACAAAGTTATCACAATCAGTCCGAACAAACTTTTTATGAAATGCGCAATACGTTTTTTCTAATGACTTTTCAAAGTCAAAATACTGACAGTACCAGCATTTAGCCTTCATCTACCTCAATAACCTCTGGCGATTGTAAGTTAATCCCAACAATGCTAGGTTTATCTTCATTCTCAGGATTATCAAGCATGCCGGATGCTTTGGCCATTATACGCAACACAGAAACTTTATCATGCAGTTCAATGGAAATGCTGCCATCTTTTGTTACTGTTAGCTTTTTTATTGTTCTCAAAGCGTGTTCCGGTATCTCTTCAATAGGCTTTATAGTGCCATCTAAGTTTATTATATCTGTAATATTAGAAGTGCCTATAGCAATTAGCTCACTTGCTACATCTTCTTTGTGCCTAACCAAAGTTTCAGATCTTGATATTCTTCTTTGAACATTTCTGACACCTCCAAATCTAGCAATAGGTGGCCTTTTACTACTCGTTCTTGCCACAGTCACTCACCCTTATATCACATTCTCGACACTCATAAACGTTTTCTTTTAACAATTCTAGTATTGCTCTACATTTTGGACATAACCCCATCTTGTAAGCATAATCTAAAACATTGTTGTATTCTTCGTCATTACTTATCATAAACCTTTAACTCCTCATATGTATTATCTCTATTTTTACTTATATATTCCTCTGAAAGCAAATACTTTTTTACAGCAACCAGCTCATACGTTTTCTCCACCAACAACGGAAAACAAAATAACGCAACTAAATTCGTTGCAATTAACAATTTATGAAACCAATCCAATTGTATTTCACACATAGCATCAAATATTTTATCAAACATCTCATCCCCTTAATCTTTGATTATTGTTACTTTTAAATATGGGTTACCATATACCTTGACAACATTAAGTGAGCTGACCAAACTATCATCAACATAAATCACTTTGTTAAAAGCATCCAGTACAGCTTTAGCAATATTATCAATATCAGGCTTTTTTGGCGTTATTAAGTTATTTTGCGCTAATTCTCTTTTTTTCTTTGTCCAAGATTTTGGAATCTCAAAGCTGGCAAAAATAACCATAGAGCATCCACAGTCTATAACATCAAGGTTTCTTCGATCCATTTCAGCTTGCGCCAAAGCTTTCAAAGAATCCTCATACTTCTTTGTCTTAGCTGGGGTAAAGACATGACCAGATCTTGTAAAGCGTGGCCTGCCTTTACCAATCACTAACCCATCTCTAGTGATCTCTATTTTCATTAGAATGGCAGATCATCTTTCAATGCATCTACTGTTACC